AAAAGCGTCGACAAGCAGCTTGAGTTCCAGGAACGACTTTCCAATACAGCCCATCAGCGCGAAGTATCTGATTACCGCGCTGCCGGTCTTAATCCCATTCTTTCTGCAACCGGCGGCCCAGGCGCAAGCACCCCGGCCGGCGCCAACTACCAAGCCGGCGCCGCAAAATTTCAACCAACCCACAGAACCGACATCGGAACGCCGGCCGTTAACTCGGCCGTCCAAGCCTACAATGCCGGAATCGATGCCAGCCTCAAAAAGTCCACCGAGTACAAACAAGGCATCGAGAGCGCCAACATCCAGCAAGACACCCTCAACCGTCAGGAAGAAAACCTCAAAATCAAGCAAGAAGCCCTCAATCTTAAAGAGGAGTTCCCAAGAATCCAGGCTTCTACTCGAAACCTCGATGCTGATACAGCCAAAAAGCTTGAAGAAAGCGCTAAAGCCCATCAGGAAACTTCAACGGCTAAAGCGCTCGAAGGAACTTATAAGGAAAATGTCCGCACCCAGCGCGCCCAGCAAGCCCAAGCCGCGGCCCAAACCCGCGCCCTCCAAGCCCAAGAGCGCAACACTAGCGAACTCACCGGACTTGTCCGACTCCAAAAAATGAGTGAGCATCTCAAAAATAGCATCCTCAATTCTTCTACCTCCGAGGCCGCCCAAGCGGCCGCAAAAGCTCGCAACGAGCACGCCATCGAGGACACCACGTACGCAACAATCATGCGATACATCGACAGAGCCACAAAAGCCGCAACTATCTTCGGCAAAAAATAAAATCAACTACACCAGCTACTTACCATAATCTTACCAACCATCTATTTCTAAAGGAAAAAATCATGTCTCAATCTCTACACCCCAAAAAACAAATCCAAAATGACACCATCTTCAACTCTCCCTACTCCAAGACACATAAAGTAGCTATCACCTTCCCAAGTGATTCACCATTCACCAAGCAATCGTTCAAAGACGAATGCGACATCAACACAATCATGGCTCAATACCAGTTCACCGGTGAACTGCCCAACCTCAACGAGCGCGCCCCGCAATACCTCGATGCAACAAATTTCGATTTCGCTGTAGCGATGAACGAGATCGCCGAAGCGCAGAGTCTCTTTCAAGACTTGCCCTCGTCGATCCGTAACAAATTCGAAAACTCTCCCGCAAAATTCCTTGAATTTTGCTCTCAGGAGAAGAACCGTCCAGAATTGGACGAAATGGGGCTTCTACGCCCCCTAGAGGAGCGGGTGGTACCCTACCCCCACCCCGACCCCTCAAAAGCGCCCAGCGCCCCACCTAACGCGTCTACAACCCCATCTCCTCATCCATCCACCCCCTAAAGACGCACTTCGCCCTTGACCTGGGTGTATTTGTAAAAATTTACACCTGGTCTCTTGACGGCGATCTCAAAATGGCCTATTAATTAACTTGATGTTAATAGGCCCGCTGACACCAGTCAGCTAAACCCCAACCAGAAAGCGAGGAAACACCATGTCTAAACGTTATTCCATGAAAGGCAGATCGGCCCGCAAGCTCTTCTCAAAAACCGCAAGCAGGACACACGTGAAAAACCTGCGAGGAAACCCCATGCGCGGTGGCATCCGGCTTTGAAAAATGCCGTGTTATCACCCGTTGCATGGCTACAAATCCCAGGAACTCACCAAGAACGGGAAGCGCCAATGGACACCCTCGTCAAGAAAAGGCTACATTGACTTGCCTCTCACCGTTCCCTGTGGAAAGTGCATCGGATGCCGCCTCGACCGCTCCAGAGAATGGGCGGCGCGCGCGGTCATCGAATCCAAAATGCACGAGTTCAACTGCTTTATCACCCTCACGTACAACGATGAAAATCTTCCGCCTGGTAAAACCCTGGTCAAGCGCGACTTCCAGCTATTCATGAAGCGCTTGCGCAAGCATGCCAGCCTTCCCATCCGCTATTACCACTGCGGGGAATACGGCGATAAAGATCAACGCCCGCACTACCATGCCCTCATCTTCGGGTATGACTTCCCCGACAAAAAATTACACTCGAAAGGAAAATCAAAAAAAGGCCACGAAATCTTCAAATCCGAATCACTCGAAAAACTATGGGGCCTCGGCTTCTGCACCATATCCAAACTCAACTATGAAACTGCCGCGTATACCGCGCGCTACGTCATGAAAAAAATCACCGGCGAGAAGGCCGAAGCCCACTACCGCACTATCAACCCGGACACCGGCGAAGTCTTTGACCGACTTCCCGAGTACGCCACCATGTCCACCAACCCCGGCATAGGAGCTAGTTTCTATGAAAAATTCAAAACCGATTTCTATCCGTCCGACTTTCTCGTCGTCAACAGGAAGAAACACCCCATCCCACGATACTTCGATAAGCGTCTTAAAAAGGAGAATCCTTGCCTACTTGACCAAATCAAAACCCGCAGAATTAAAAGAGCCGCCAGGCTTAAATCCGATTCAACTCCGGCCCGTCTCGCAGTCCGCGAAGAAGTCCAATTAGCCAAAATCAAAACACTCAAGAGGGAACTATGATCAAAAATATTTACAGCATCTGGGACAGAAAATCTCTGACTTTTTCCGCACCGTTCTACGCCATCAACGATGGCACCGCCATGCGCTCGGTCGGTCATGCAGTATCCGACCCAAAAAGCGAACTCTCATACGCTTGCGCCGATTACGAACTTCACGTTCTCGGTACCTTCGACGACAGCAATGGCGTCCTCACTCAAGCAGCACCCGAATTTCTAATCAATGTTCAACAACTCAAGGAGCAAATCTAAAATGTTCGGCGCAAAATCTGGTCGTAAACCTTCCGTCATGGCCCACTCTTTCAGCCAAGTTCCAAAGGCTGAAATTCCTCGTTCAACCTTCGACCGTTCACATGGTTTCAAAACCACGCTCGACGCCGGTCTCCTCGTCCCCTTCTTGGTCGACGAAGCTCTCCCTGGCGACACATTCAACGTCCGCACAACCGCTTTCGCCCGGCTCGCCACGCCGATCTTTCCCATCATGGACAATATGTACATGGACACCCAATACTTTAGCGTCCCCATGCGCCTCGTATGGGACAACTGGCAACGCTTCAACGGCGAACAACGTAATCCAGACGATTCCACCGACTTCACTATTCCCCAGATGATTCCTCCCTCTACTGGCTACCCTGTCGGTTCTCTGAGCGACTACATGGGCATTCCTACCGATGTCCCTGGCCTTACGCATTCCTCCCTCTGGCATCGCGCTTACAACCTCATCTGGAACGAGTGGTACCGCGATCAAAACTTGCAGGACTCTTTGCAAGTCCCCACCGGCGATGGACCAGACACTGAAAGCATTTACAAGCTTCAACGGCGCGGCAAGCGCCACGACTATTTCACTTCCAGCCTTCCCTTTCCACAGAAGGGCCCAGGCGTTCAAATTCCGCTCGGTACATCCGCGCCAGTTATCGCAAACGGAGATTTTCTGCTCCGCGACGATATCGGCGGATCTTCTCGTATCACCGATGTCGGTGGTGCCGCACGATTCATCGACCCTCTTGACGACAATGACCCCCTCATCTACAACGGCGGCCTCCTCGCTGATTTATCTGGCGCTACTGCAGCAACAATCAATTCCCTTCGCCAGGCTTTCCAAATTCAAAAAATCTTTGAGCGAGACGCCCGTGGCGGCACGCGCTACACCGAGCTGATCAAATCTCACTTCGGCGTAACATCACCCGACGCCCGACTCCAACGGCCGGAATATCTCGGCGGTGGTTCATCGCCTGTAAACATCAGCCCAATTCCGCAAACTTCACCAACAGGAACCTATGCGAACACACCTCAAGGCAACCTCGCCGCAATCGGTACAGCCGTTCTCAATAATCACGGCTTCACAATGTCTTTCACTGAACATTGCCTCATCATCGGCATCGTATCCGTGCGCGCCGACCTCACCTACCAGCAAGGTCTCAACCGCATGTGGTCGCGCAAAACTCGTTTCGATTTCTATTGGCCTGCCCTGTCGCATATTGGCGAGCAGTCCGTTCTTCAAAAGGAAATCTTTGCCGATGGCATACCGGCAAATGACGACAAAGTATTCGGTTACCAGGAGCGCTATGCTGAATACCGATACAAACCGTCCCTCATCACTGGACAATTCCGCTCAACCTTCGCCACACCTCTCGACGCCTGGCACCTCTCCCAAGAGTTCACCAATGCGCCGGTACTTGACGCCACGTTCATCGAAGAAAATCCTCCTATCGATCGCGTAATCGCGGTCAATACGGAACCGCATTTCCTCTTTGACAGCTACATCAAAATGCGATGCACCCGGCCCATGCCAGTTTTTGGCGTTCCCGGTCTAATCGATCATTTCTAGGAAAAATCATGGGATTCTTTTCTTCGATCATCCCCTCCTTCATCGGGGGGGCTTTGTCGCTTATCGGCGGTAACTCCGCCAACAAATCAAATGCGGCCTCTGTTGAGGCCACAAATGCCTCCAACCTTGCCATTCAGGAATCTGCCAATGAAGCATCAGCCAAAAGCGTCGACAAGCAGCTTGAGTTCCAGGAACGACTTTCCAATACAGCCCATCAGCGCGAAGTATCTGATTACCGCGCTGCCGGTCTTAATCCCATTCTTTCTGCAACCGGCGGCCCAG